CAGCTCGACCGTTTCTACGACCAGCACTCGAAGATCACATCGAGACATACAAGAATCTGATCATTCAGTGTCTTCAGATACTGGGTGGGAAATAAACTGGTAAACAGCACGACTGTAATGCAACGTACCGCATTCTCAGCCGTGCTTTTTATACGCCCGAAGGAAAGGGTAAATTTTTATTTTTGGCGAAGAACCGCCATCCAAAGAAAAGGAGAAAAAAACAAATGGCTAGATTTACAAGAGCGGAAATCCGCAGAATCATCGGCGAATCATGCACCGATGAAATGGAGAACAGCATCATTGCGATGCACATCGGAGTCGTTGACCCGTTAAAGGATGAGCTTCAGACAGCAAAGGCGGATGCCGCTAAAGTCGCTGATCTCGAAAAAGAAATTGAGAGATTGAAGACCTTGAACACCGATGCCGATTCATGGAAAGCAAAGTACGAGAAAGAACATGCGGACTTTGACGAGTACAAAAACAACATCGATTCTGAAAAGCAGACAGAGAATCTCAAGAGCTTGTACAAATCACTTTTGAAGGAAAACAAGGTTGATGACAAGCGTATTGACTCCATTCTCAAAGTCACTGATTTCAGCACTCTGAAGGTTGGCAAAGACGGCAAACTGGAGAATGCGAAAGAGCTTTCCGAATCAATCAAAAATGACTGGGGAGATTTTATTGTCAAAACCGAAACAAAAGGTGCCGACATTGAAACACCGCCAGCAAACAGCGGCAACAAGCTGACGAAGGAACAGATCATGGAGATCAAGGATACAACCGCACGTCAGAAAGCAATTGCCGAAAACATTGAGCTGTTTAACTGATATGGAGGTTTTAACAAATGGCTAAATCAAATCTTACAAAAGAAGCAAATGTAAATACAACCGCAAGAGAGGTGGACTTCGTATCCAGATTCCAGAATAACTGGGAACATCTGCGTGATATCATGGGCGTGACACGTCTCATTCGCAAGACACCTGGGACTGTGCTTAAGAGCAAATATGCATCCGTAGTTTTGCATAACGGTGAGGTTGGTGAAGGTGAGGAAATCCCGTATTCACAGGCTACTGTAAACGAAAAGGATTATGCACCCATTAAAGTTGAAAAATATGCAAAAGCCGTATCCATTGAAGCAATCAACGAACATGGATATGCCGATGCTGTCAATCTGACAGACGACCAGTTCCTGTTTGAACTTCAGACAAACGTCACAGACCGTTTCTACACTTTCTTGAACACTGGTACTCTGATTTCCGCAAAGGCTACTTTCCAAGCCGCTCTTGCTGAGGCACAGGCACGTGTACGCAACAAGTTCAAGACAATGCACAAGGGCGTGACACAGATTGTCGGCTTCTGTAATATTCTCGATGCATATGACTATCTCGGTGCCGCAAACATCACTGTGCAGAATCAGTTTGGCATGAACTACATCGAGAACTTTCTCGGCTACACAAAGCTGTTCCTTTGCTCTGATGCAGAAATTCCGAGAGGAAAGATTCTTGCTACACCAGCAGAGAACATGATTCTGTACTATGTCGCACCATCCGATTCCGACTTTGCCAGTGCTGGTCTTGTATTCACAACACAGGGTGATACACCGCTGATCGGTTTCCACGTACAGGGAAACTATAACACAGCTGTATCCGAGTCCTTTGCAATCATGGGCATGACTCTGATGGCTGAATACCTTGACGGTATTGCGGTAGTTGACATTGGCACAGCTACATTCACAAAGGTTTCCAGTCCGTCTGGCAATCCGTCCGCTCTCAAATATTTCGAGCTTGTCGGACAGGATTACATCCCGACAGCTGACACCACAGTAGTAGCTGACAAAGACTACTATACAAGAAGCGTAGCCACTGGAGCATAATCCGATGTACAAAGTCATTCATGGCTTTGCGGATATGCTAGATAAAGGCTTTGTCTATCGGGTCGGGGATGAATTTCCTCGACTCGGTTTTTCCGTTTCTGAAAACAGGATTGCTGAGCTTTTGTCCTCAACAAACAGACTTGGAACTCCTTTAATCGCACAAACGCATGCAAATGAGGCGAAATCAGAGCCTACAGAAGCGGAAACGGATGAGCCTAAACAAATACCCACAGAGCCGAAGAAACGCCGTAAAACGGCTAAAAAAGGCGAATAAGGAGGCTACATGGAAATACTGTTAGATGAGTTGTGCGGATATTTGAACAACTACTTTGTCGTGAAGCCGAAAGGAGTGCATCATGGAACTTTCGAGATCACCCCAGAAGACGGGCTTGTCTGCGACTTCCTTCAAGAAGGACAGTATTTCGCTGTCAGAAATTCCGTTTTCAACAACGGAGTGTTCAAGTATCCAGCTGAGGGTATGACGCCAGAAGTATTCACTGGCGAGGTCTGGGCAATGGCTGTCCCTCCTGCGGTCATTGCCCTTTTATCTGATATTGAGACGTGGCAAGCAAAGTATGGAAGTATCGATAGTGTCAACTATTCACCGTTCACTTCAGAGTCGTTCAACAACTACTCTTATTCGAAGGGTAGCAAAAGCGGTGAGGGTTCATCTACGAGCGGTACACCGCTGACGTGGAAAGACGTTTTCAAAGACCGATTTATTCGGTGGAAGAAGGTGAGCCTATGACGCTGTACGAACAGATGATGGAAGACGTTGCCATCATGGACAGGCAGACAGTCTCTGACGGAATGGGCGGATACATACCGATCTGGGTTGAAGGTGCTGTCATCAAAGCCGCAATCGGTAAAGATTCAACACTCGATGCAAGAGTGGCAGAACAGGAAGGAATGAAACAGGTGTATACCGTTACAACATACGGCAATGTTTTGTTACAGTTCCATGATGTTCTGAAGAGAAAGTCTGACGGAAAAATCTTCCGCATCACTGGCGAGTCAAAAGACAATGCATCACCGTCTGTCGCATCATTCAGCATGGCACAGGCACCAGCTGAGGAGTGGATTCTGGATGAATGAAGTTGCTAAAGCACTTTACGATTTCTGGTCTTCTTTCGGACTGAATGCATGTGTTGAAGGATACGTTCCAGATGAATGGCAGATGCCGTATATCACGTACTCGCTTACAAAGCCAGAGTGGAGATCACAGGGACTGCATTATGCACGTGTATGGTACAGAGACACGTCATACAACGCAATATCGGAAAAACTTAAGGAGATCGAAGACCGCATCGGTGAGGGATATTCAATTCCTACCGATAGCGGTTTTATTTGCATTTACAAAGATTCGCAATTCATTCAGTTCCAGCCAGATGAGGACGTGACTGTAAAGATTGCTTATCTTTCACTCATATTAGAAGCGAATTTGTAAAGGAGACACGATGTTTAAATATACAAAGATTCCTTCAAACACTTTTTCAAAGTTGCAGATGAACGCAGGTATCATGCTGAAGAACTTCAATGTTGAAACTGGTTCTTTTGAAGAAGCAGATATGCTTGGTGCAACAACAGGCGGAGTCAACTTCACAACAAGTCCGTCATTCACAGACTTCGGAGAAGATATCGATAACTGTCCTAAGAATACAATGGAGTTAAAACAGATTGACCAGTACGATGTTAAGATGACTGGCACATTTGTTTCAGCAAGTGCTGGAACCGCAAAGCTGTTAGCTGGTGCGGCTGACGTTGATGGCAACAAAATCACACCGAGACAGACACTTGAAACTACAGATTTCACAGACATCTGGTGGGTCGGCGATTACACAAACGTCAATACTGGGACAAATGCAGGATTCATTGCAATCAAGCTGATTAATGCACTTTCCACAGGAGGATTTCAGATTCAGTCCACAGATAAAGGCAAAGGTCAGTTTGCTTTTGAATTCACAGGTCACTATTCAATTGATGCACAGGACACAGTGCCTTTTGAAATTTATGTGAAGGAAGGCACGGTTTAATGAGAAAATTATCAGATTTCAAAGACGATGAAGCACTTGACGTATTATGCGAGCTAATTGAGCCAGCCTGTGAGATCATGGCTGACGAGGATGTTCAAAAAGCATTCGAAAAAGGGAGCGGCGTTACGATGGTGCAAGCTGTGAAACTGATAATTAGAGGACACAAAAGAGCTGTCATGGAGATCATGGCGGCTCTTGAAGGTGTTCCCGTAGAAGAGTTTCACTGTAATTTATTTACTTTGCCAATGCAGGTCATGCAGATTGTAAATGACAATGATTTAAGAACTTTTTTTACCTCGCAAGCTCAGAACGGTTCTCTGACAGATTCTGGACTTGCTACGGCGAATACAGAGGAAGAAGGCGAGCCAGATATTTCATAAAGTATCTTATTGCAAAGACAAACGCTGAAATGCGTGATTTGCAATACAAGGTATATATGTCTGACTCGCTTTTTTTGTATTTTGCGAAAGGCAAAGCTCATTCAGAGAGATTTATAGATGCTTTGCAAAGGAAGAGTAATTCTGGCAAAGAAATGACTTTTAATGAAATCGTGGATAGTGTTCTGGAACACTCTGGAATAACCATGATAAAGGAGTAGATATGACACTATTTGAATTAGTCGCAAAGCTCGTTCTTGACACGAACGAGTACAGCGAAGGAATGCAACGGTCAATGAGTCTCGCCGAAGGCTTTGGTGACGGAATGAAAAAGGTAGGCAAACTTGCAACCGCCGCATTCGGGGCGGCTGAAGTTGCTGTCGCCGCATTTGCAAAAAGCTCAGTTGATACTGGCATGAAATTCGACTCAGCTATGTCACAGGTAGC